CGGGTAGGGGTGCTGACCTCCTTATCATTGACGACCCTCATTCGGAACAGGATGCCCTCTCACCTTCTGCACTAGAGTCCGCTTACGAGTGGTACACCTCGGGGCCGCGACAGCGTTTACAGCCTGGCGGAATCATAGTTATCGTTATGACGCGTTGGAGTACGCTGGATCTTACTGAGAAGCTCATCAAAAGAATGTCCGAAGATCATGCAGATCAGTGGGATATCTTAGAATTACCTGCGATATTAGAGGATAATACGCCTTTATGGCCCGAATACTGGAAGATCGAAGAGCTAGAGTCTGTTAAGGCATCTATCCCTGTTGCTAAGTGGAATGCTCAGTATATGCAGAATCCTACCAGTGAAGAGGGTGCTTTGCTCAAGCGAGACTGGTGGCAGATATGGGAACACGATGAACCGCCAAACACTAGCTACATATTACAGTCCTACGATACCGCGTTTAGTTCTAAGCAGACAGCTGACTATTCTGCGATTACCACATGGGGCGTGTTCCGTCCTAGCGATGGGGCTCCTGAATCTATTATCTTGCTCGATGCTAAGAAGGGGCGTTGGGACTTCCCAGAATTGAAGACGACAGCCTACGATGAATATATGGCTTGGCAACCTGACATAGTGTTGGTAGAATCTCAAGCAAGTGGTACACCTTTGACGCACGAGTTAAGGATGATGGGTATACCTGTAGTGAACTACCGACCTACTAGAGGGAAGGACAAAGTCACACGTGTACATTCCGCTTCACCAGTATTTGAGTCTGGCATGGTTTGGGCTCCAGATACGATCTTCGCGGAAGAGGTGATAGAAGAATGTGCGGCTTTCCCATTTGGGGAGCATGACGATTTTGTAGATTCGACAACACAGGCTATACTAAGATTTCGTCAAGGAAACTTTATACGATTGGACTCAGATGAGGAAGATGATGAGCCAGTCCCGAAACAGCGAATATATTATTAGGAGTAATGGTATGGTAAGAAAAGCATTAACAAAAAGAGCTGCAGAAGCAGCAGCAAGAATTGCAAAAAGGGCAAAAGCAGGAAAAGCTAAGAACGATCCTGTAGGAGATCTTAAAAGAGCTAAGGCTGCAGGCGGAGTAGCAAAGCCTAAGCCAAAACCAAGGGCAAAGCCAAAGACAACAACAACTCCTAAGACAACTGGATTTTCAACAAAGCCTCAAGTAACAGGTACAAAAAGTCTTAAAGGAACTCCAACTAAAAAAGGAATTTCTAATACTGCTAAGGCAGCAGGTGCAGCTACAGCAGCAACAGTTGCGACTGTAGCTTTAAATAAAAATAAAGGCGGATCATTTGATGATGCTTTTAGAAAAGCTAGAGCCAAAGGTGAAGGTACTAACTTTACTCACAACGGTAAAAAATATACAGCTGTAACTAAAGATGATCTTAAGAAAAAAGGTTATTCAAGTCTAGCTGCTTACAATAAAGCTGGCGGTGCAAAGAAAGTAGATGCTAGCAAGGCTGCTAAAAAAGTAGTAAGCGAAGTTAATAAAAACAAAAAAAGAAAAAGACCTGTAATCAATGCAGTTAAAAGAGTTCTTCTAGGCAAAGATAAGAAGTTCGGTGGCGATAGAGGACTTATTGACTTTCTTGGCAAGCGTGAAAAAAAGAAGAAACCAAACACACCAGGATTTAAAAGTGGCGGTTCGGTTGTAAGTCCTAAGAAATCTTCTTCAAGAAGAGGAGTTGGTGCAGCTAAAAGAGGTTTTGGAAAAGCTTTAAGATAATGAGCATTAAGAAAACAGGGGTTACACACATTAGCAAGTTTGTAAAAAAAGTTGTGAAAAAAGCTAAAGCCCCTAAAGTTGATAAACTAAAAACTAAAATACATAATAAAGAAAATAGGCTTCAACAAGATTCTCAATACATAAGCAACAAAGCTTATAACAGAGACTCAAGAGAAATTGCAGAGATGAAGAGAGAGCTAGGCAAACTAATAAAGGACTAACATGGCAGACATAGATAAGGCTATTACTTTTGAGGATCAAGTAGAACTAGGAGTTCGTGATCGTTCAAAGGAAATGGAAGTTGAGGTTGACATCGAAGAGGAGAATCCTGATCTCGAAGGCTTTGAGGAAATGGACGATGGCTCTATTATGTTCGGTGCTCCTACACCGCCGATGGAAGACACAGACTTTTATGCTAACTTAGCTGAAGATGTAGATTCTTCTGAGCTCAAAACGCTTATGAATGATCTCATGAGCAACATTGATTCTGATAAAGAGTCTCGATCTGACTGGGAGAAGACATACAAGGACGGACTTCAATACTTAGGTATGAAGTACGAAGAGAGATCCCAGCCATTTGAAGGTGCCTCTGGAGTTATGCACCCGCTTTTAGCCGAATCGGTTACCCAGTTCCAAGCACAGGCTTATAACGAAATACTACCATCTCAAGGGCCTGTTAAGACTCAAGTTATTGGTATGTCTAACGCTGAAACAGAGCAACAGGCATCACGTGTACAAGAGTTTATGAACTACCAGCTTATGCAGGTAATGAAAGAGTATGACTCTGAGACAGATCAGATGTTATTTTATCTACCGCTATCGGGTTCTGCGTTTAGAAAAGTTTACTACGATCAGAATCTAGGCAGAGCTGTATCAAAGTTTATACCTAGTGAGGACTTAATCGTACCTTACGCTGCTACTGACCTACATAGTGCTACAAGAATTACTCATGTCATTGATATGTCAATGAATGATATTAAGAAACTACAACAAATTGGTTTTTATCGTGACGTAGATATATCTACAGGCGATATGATGGCTGATGATTACGATGAGGTTCAAGAAGAGATAGACGAACTCCAAGGCGTTAGTCCTAGTTATGACGATGATGATACATGCAGAGTTCATGAAGTTCATACCGAATTAGATTTAGAAGGCTACGAGGATCTTGACTCAGAAGGCGAAGAAACAGGTATTAAACTACCTTATATCATTACTATAGCTAATGATAAGGTCTTATCTATACGTAGGAATTACAAAGAAACAGATCAATTAAAGCAACGTATTAACTACTTTGTACATTATAAATTTTTACCAGGTCTAGGATTCTACGGCTTTGGTTTGACTCACATGATAGGTGGCTTGTCTAAAGCATCTACTTCTATTTTAAGACAGCTAATTGACGCAGGTACTTTATCTAATCTACCTGCTGGATTTAAAGCCCGTGGTATTCGTATCCGTAATGATGATCAACCACTTCAACCTGGTGAGTTCAGAGACATGGATGCTCCAGGCGGAAGTTTGCGAGATGCCTTTGTACCGTTACCTTTTAAGGAACCAAGCCAAACCCTACTCTCTCTCCTGGGTATCTTGGTCGACAGTGGAAGGCGTTTCGCTTCGATAGCTGACACACAAGTTGGCGATGGTAATCAGAATGCTCCTGTTGGAACAACCATTGCATTATTAGAACGTGGCACTAGAGTTATGAGTGCGATCCATAAAAGATTACATTCGTCTCAAAGGATTGAGTTTGAGATACTAGCATCTGTATTCAGTGAGTATCTACCACCAGACTATCCTTACTTTACAGCTAACGGCAACCAAACTATTAAAGCTCAAGACTTTGATGAAAGAGTAGACGTATTACCTGTATCAGATCCTAATACTTTCTCTATGAGTCAGAGAGTTATGATGGCTCAAGAGATATTAAGAACCGTACAAAGTAATCCTGAGATACATGGCCCAACTGGAATGCATGAAGCATACAGAAGAATGTACGGTGCTATGGGTGTACAAGATGTTGAGAAACTTCTACCGCCACCACCACAACCTATGCCTATGGATCCTGCTAATGAGAATGCATCTTTGATATCAGGTATGCCAGCTCAAGCATTTGCAGGACAAGATCACGATGCACACATTAACTCTCACATGTCTTTATACGGAACTATGACAGCTCAAGCTAATCCTATGGTGCTATCTTTAATTCAATCACACATTTATCAGCACGTATCTTTTAGAGCCGCTGAGATAGTTGATGAGCAGAATGCACAGAATCCAGAGTTCCAGCAAATGATGCAACAGATTCAACAACTACCGCCCGAAGTGTCACAGCAATATCAACAACAACTTCAAGACAAGGTTGCTAAAGATATAGCAGCAGTGATTGCTCAGTTGACAGAACAGATCAATGCTATGTTTATGCCACCGCAACCTCAACCTGATCCTTTAGTAGAACTAAGGGGTAAAGAATTAGATATTAAGGCTGACGATGTACAGCGTAAGCGTGAAGAATTTGCACAAAGACAAGAGTTTGATGCTATGAAATCTATGGAGAATACCAACCTTGCAGAGCAGCGTTTGGCAATTCAGAAAGAAATAGCTACAATGAAGGACAACATAGCTAGAGATCGTATGGATCAAGCCGCACAGTTTAAAGCTATGGATATAATGCGAGGATAATTATGAGTTCAGTTAGACAAAAAATGCAGGCTGTTAATAAAGAACAGCTTAAAAAAGAAGAGGAGATAAGTAATGGCAATGGGACGATCATCAATGAGGATGCAGATAGAAAAATCGACATCGAAGCTATCGCCAAGAAAGCAGACCAAGATGCCAATAAGCTCCTCAAAGAAACCGCAGTCAAGGTTAAAAAAGAAAAGCCAAAAGCTAAAACTAAGTCTGAGCCTAAAGCTAAGACCCTAGCTAAGAAAAAAGGCAGACCAGCAGGAACTAAGAACAAGAAATAATGCCGTTAAAAAAAGGTAGCAGTAGAAAGACTATATCTGCTAACATAGGTGAATTGGTTAAAAGCGGTAAGAAACAAAAGACTGCTATTGCTATTGCTCTGAGCAAAGCAAAAAATAAAAGATCAAACAAAAGAGGAAAGTAATATGAAAAATGTAAAAGCAAGCGTAACCATTAAAGACCAAGGTACTGTTAATTACTCTGATCTTAAAAAGATTCCTAATGGATCTGCACCACAACCTAAAGGTTACGGTGGCGGTGAATCAAGAGGAACAGGTGCTGCACTTAGAGGCAAGAAGTTTAAAGGCATTTCTTAATGGGACTATTTAGTAACGCTAAAAAACAAGGTATACCTGGCAGAGACTCTGTTGGTGGCATGGGATCAGCTATGGCTAGACCTGCTCCTCCTAGACCTACCTTAGTTCAAGGCGGCCCAGCTTACTTTACTCCCGAAGGTTACAGACCTCCAATGCAA